GAACTGAAGAACACCCGCATGATGCTGGGCAGCATGGCGTTGACCGTGTCGCGCACCTCGGTGGCCACCACACGGCTGTTGCCCTCCTCCTCGTTGCCGAACGGGTCGCCACGGTAGTAGGCCGTGGCCTGAGCACGAGACGGACTGAGGTCGGTGTCCACGTAGGTGACGGCGTCCTCAATCTCGGCAGAGACCACCGACTGGAAGTCGTGCTCGTTCATGAACAGGGCAGACGACTCGCCGGTCTCGTCCTCCTCCAGCTCGGCCACCTCGCGCTGGGCGTCCTCGGCCAGCTTCATGCCGTCGTCTTGGTAGCTCTCGTCCGTGTCGTACTTTTTCATGTTCTCACCACTTTACGTTGTTGGCCATCACTTGGCTTTTGCCTTGGCCATGCACTTGCCAGCGGCCTTGCACTTGCCCGGTGTTGGACAGCCGGGGCAGGGTTTGAACGACTTGATTGGGATCATCTTCTTGGTGGCCATGTTCATTTGCCTTTCTTGGCGGTTTTTGCCGAGGCCTTGAAGGCCGCAGCGGTTGGGGCACCCTTGGTGCCGGGTTTGCGCATCTTCTCCTTGGAGCCTTCTTTGATGCGCTCGCGCTTTGCTGCGATGTTTGCGTACAGACCCTTCATTTTTTGCCTTTCTTTGCCTTGGCCTTTTCGGCCACGCTCAAGGCAATGGCCACCGCCTGCTTCTGCGGCTTGCCAGCTTTGACCTCTTTCTTGATGTTGGAAGAGACCGTTTTTTGAGAATAGCCTTGTTTCAGTGGCATAAGTTCACCTCGCTTGCGCGTGATTTTCGCACCTTTACGCCAGCCGTGGCACATTCCTTCGCAGGGGCTTGGCCCAGTTCTTGGAGCCACCGGTGGAGCCGTACATGCCCGTGGCCGCGTCCCCAGCAAACGTCAGGATCAAGGAATCGGCGCAGTCGGGTGACTTCAGGCCGCGCTTTTTGATGTCCTCCTTGGACTCCACGCGGGTCTTGCCCGTGCTGGAGAACGTGTACCGCACCGTGGCCAGCTCTGCCGTCAGTCGGCTGTCGTCGGGGATGCGGCAGTCGCGCTTCTCAAACCACGCCTTGCACTTGTACCAAAGCTCGGCCTTCAGGTTGGCGTAGGTCTGGTTGGGCGAGAAGCTCGGGCTTTCGCTCACGTTGATGCCCACCGCAGGCAAGCCCAGCTCCTTCAGCCGGTCCACCACGCCAGCGCCAAGACCGATGCTGTCCACCATGATGGACTCGGGTTTCTCCTGCTCCTGCTGCGCCTCGTACTCGGCCACCACCGCACCGGTCAGTTGCATCAGGTCCAAGTTGCGCCACACCCGGCTGGCCTCGGTCACCGTGTTTCCCCGGCGCTTGGTCAGGCTCGAGCTGTCCGAACCAAACCGTGCCACGTCCAGCCCCCAGATCATGGGCGCGTACTTGGTCGGCTGCACGTCGCGGTTCTTCGCCGCCTCGATCAGCTCCATGGAGATGATGGTGTCGTCGTCGGACCTCGGGAACTCGCCCAGCACGCGGATGCGGTACGCGTTGCTCTCCTCGCCATACCGGCTCTTCATCTCCTCGACGTACTCAGTAGAAACCCTTGGTGAGTCCTCGCACGACACCCGGAACGTCACCCAGTCGCTGGAGAGCCGGTTGTGCGTGTCGTAGAAGAACCCGCTGGAGCGCGTCGGGTTGCCCAGCAGCAGGGTCACCGCGTTGTGGCCGGACATCGATCCAGCCGCGGCCTCAAACACCTGCTCGGGCACGCCGGACGCCTCGTCGGCCACCAGCATCACGTTGTCCGAGTGGATACCCTGCAAGGCTTCCGGCTGCTCGGCCCGTGATGTACGCGCAGAGATGAACATCTCGTCCGGTGCGGCGTTGAAGACGATGCGGTCCTGCTTGACCGTCACCAAGTCTTGCAGGGGCTGCGGCATCTGCAGCACCCACCGCTTCAGCTCCGCGAACATGGCGTCAAACAACTGAGAGCTGGTCGGGGCGGTCACCACCACCTTGACCGGCGAGCGGGTCATGAAGTACCAGAGCATCGCCCACGCACTAGCCGTGGACTTGCCCACGCCGTGGCCGGAGCGCACGCTCACGCGCCGGTTGCCCTTGGCGATGGCCTGCAAGAACCTGATCTGCCACTTGTCAGGCGTCACCCCCAGCACCTCGTCAACGAAGGCCACCGGGTTGTTCTGGTATCTCTCGACCCACTCCTCAAAGACGTTGCGTTTACTCTGTGTCATGGCTTCTCTTTTCTGCGTCAAGTAGGAATAGGATGCAGCACCCGACGTGTGCCAGATGCGAAAGACCCGTCTCCGGGTCGTGCTGCTCGCCTTGGGCATAAGCCGCCATGTGTCTAAACGCTGCGGCAAGGTACCGGTTCTCAGCATTGTCCACGTGCCGCCAGTTGTCTCGGGCGTACTTCTTGGCACCGAAGTCGAGCACCTTCACAATCTCTTCAACGGATGCCCACGGCAGCAGCGTGTAGTCTGGTTTGCCAGCGTCAAACTTGCGGCCTTCTGTTTGGTCACTCATATGGTCGCCTCGCCAAGTTGGTTGTGTTGCTCAGTACGACGACTTGTCAGCGTGGCTCGGTGGAGCGCCTCCAATACGGCTGGGTCCACCCTCTTGAACGGCCAGAATGCACTTGGCGTAGATGTGTTCAAGGGTGTGCCTGAGCCGCAGGGCTTCTTCAATGGCCGCGTCACGCTGGTTCCTGATTTGCTTGTTTTCATGCTGCAGGTCTGCGACCAATAGGTCGAGTTCTCGTTCGTTCATCGTGTTCTCCATATTCAATGATGTTGGTCAACCGGGTGATCCGCTCTTGGTGGTACTGCGCCATGGACCGAGCGTACTCCTCGGCGCTGTGCGCCTTGAGCAGCTCGCGCCGTGCCTGCTCCAGCTCCTCGGCCACCATCTCGTCAGCCGTCGGTGGCTGGAAGATGTGGATGAAGTCAGCAAAGATAGTCTTGATCATGGTGCTGGGCAGTCCTTCGGTATCTCGGCCACGCAGTACACCGCGACACTCGGGACCGCCCTTCCGGACACCCCGTCGGTGTTGGCCGTGTAGCCGCTGACGTACACGTCCACCATACTCTTCAATACCGCACGCACCCGAGACGGTCCAAGGCTCAGTGCCGACGCGATCTGCGTCACGGTCTGCCCTTGGTGGTCTCGTAGGTGGTTGCGGATCACCTCGTCTGTGTGTATCGCCATTACTTGGCCTCCTTTTGTTGTTGTGGCATTAGGTCTTGGTCAAAATACTGGCCCAGCAGCAACGCCCCCAGTACCAGAAGAAAAACGGCGATGGTCTTCATACACTGATCCACAGCAGGGTGAACATGAACACCAAGCCGACCAGCGATGCGGCGAACAAGATGTAGATGATGATGCCGTGCAGCTTGTCCCAATCAATCATGGTTTGCTCCTTTGCTGTTGAGGTAAAACTTTCCAGCGGCCACCGCCTCGATCTCCACGTACCACTGGTCACTGCGCATGCGGGTGCCAGAGCCTTCCAAGGCGGTGACCAGTTGCTGGATGATGGGCGCGGGGTCTGGTGCTGGCTGCACAGGCCACGGCTTACCGTCGTGGTAAGTTTTCACAGGGACGGGTTGTGGTGCGGGTGGGGTGTCTGTTTCCTGCCATGCTTCCTCAGCGCGTCTTGCCCTAAACACTGGCTGCAAGTCCGGGTCTCCAACAAACTCGCACTCGTCGCCATCTGAATACTTGGCGACTTTGAATTGCATTTCATGCACCAGTCCGCAGTCACAGCATTTCATCATGTAACTGTCGTTGTCTGGGTTGACCCATTCAGACCAATCGCCTTCGTTCTCTACGACGTGGTGATAAAACTCAGGCGCGGCTGGCTGGGGGCGAGCGTTCTTCTCGCGCAGCAACCGCTCAAGCTCATAAGCAAAGCGGCCATACGACCACTCTGCTGTCCAATCAACGAGGTGCCGCAGCTTGCTGATTTCATCCTCACTCAGCCCCACCCAAGGCTTCGGCGCAACAGGCCAAAGTTCCTTGATTGGTGCTGAGTAAGGCCCGTCAGGAACAGGCGCAACAGGCCACGGCTTAAAATCGCTGTAAGTCTTCACAGGGACGGGCTGGCGGCGCTTGATCTCTGCGTCAATACGGGCAAACTCTTCATCTTCTGGTGTCATTTGGTTTCTCCTCTTGCTCGGATGGCGGCGGCATACTGGAACAACAAAGCAGCCGTCCAGTTTTGTAATTTGGGGTCGGCACTCATCGCACTCAGGTCTGTGGAATCAAGAAGGTTCGCACACGCCTCACGCTCGTCAGCACGGGCAAGCTCGATAAGGCGTTCAATGGACTCAATGCTTTGGCTTCCCATGGTGGTTGTCCGGGTACGGCCCGTTAAACCAGTGTTGGTTTGAAACTCGATGCCCGCCTCACGGGCCATCTCAATCGTGTCTCTCATCGCACCACCCCCGCAATCACCACCAGCACACCCGCACCGATGGCACCCAACACAAAGCCCAGCACCAGCGCGGCCCAGTACTTCATGGACTTGCGCCATGCTGATGGAGCTTGGTGAATCCAAAACGCAGGGATGCGCTTGCCCACCTTGGCGGGGCTGATGTTGAAGTGCTCTTGCTCGAATTGTTCTCGTGATGTCATTTGTTCCTCCGGTCACAGTATTTGTTGATCTCTTTGATGGCCCGTGGCTCGTTGCCGTTGAACCACCACGCGGTGCATTGCTTGTAGAGTTCGGCCCCACTCAGCATCGCCCGTTCACGCCCGTCCACGTAGCCCTGCTCGTAGCCTCTGGTAAAGGCGTAGCCGGTCATGATGTAGAGCGACGCGGCCAGCGCCAGTCCGATGATCACGTACTTCATGCTTGCTCTCCTGTTGATTTCTTGGCTGCATGAGTCGCTGCTTTACACAAATTTCTCGCAAGAAACTTGGCAAAGAGCAGGTCAATCTCATCGTCGGTTGGCTTTGATTCCCAGTTGCTTTTGGTGTAAGACACCCCCCAGCCAGCGGCGTGGGTGTGGCACAGCTTTGGCGACATCCACTGCCTGTGCTCATAGCCATGCGCAACACTGAAGACCTTGCGCATGATGCCGATCTTGTTGGGCTTGTCTCCATCGCCGCAGATGTCGCACACGTTCCCAGAGGGTCGCGCAACAGACTCTTTGTAGACAGCACCAATCTCTTGATACAGCGCCTGTATCTTGGCGCGATCTTGCTCGTCAAGCATCCAGCTCTCCAATCTGCAAGCCCTTGGCCGTCAATGCCAGCGGCTTAAAACGCAAACCAGCCTTGTAAAAAGTCGCGGCATCAATCTCCAGCCGCTTTGTGTTGATGATCTGCACAGCCAGCTTGGCCACAGCGGAGGCCCGGTGTGGGTCGCTCTGTCCATTGCGCAACAGGTCGAACTCTTGGAACAGCGCATCACAAAGTCCTGCGCTGGTGCGTTCGGTAAATTTTTTGCTTTTGGTCATTTGCTTCTCCTTCGGTTGATTTACTTCATTGGCTTCAGTTGCTCGGCCCGTCCGGCCCGGATTTCCTTCTTGATGTAGGCGATCGCCTTCTCCATCTGGCCCACCGTCACCACGTCCAGCAGCTCGTCGTGCAAGGACATGAGGTCACGCAAGGCCTGCATCTCCGCTGCGCGGAGCGTCGTGCCCTTCCCAGCGTTCGCCCGGTCGCAGACGTCCATCAGCGCGGCACCTGAGCGGGTAAGCGTGCCGTCCACGTCCGCGCCACCCAGTGTCACCATCAGCCCCTCGGTCACGTTCCGTGCGGCCACCACCGTGTCCAGATGGGGCTTCCCCGCCAATCCCTTCATCAGGGTCTCCATGGCCATGTGGTTCTTCAGCTTCCAGTCCACCACGTACGTGCCGTGGTCAACCAGCGCGGTCGAACTCTCCACCACGTACCCCACCGGGTCGGTCAAAACTGGCTTTGGCCTGTACTTGGACCGCTTTCTCACAGCGACCTACCCGGCAACCAGCCGAACACAGCCATCACCAGCATGGCCACGCTGGCACCCACACAGCCCACCACCACAATCAGGTCTTCTTTTTGCATATCGTTTTCTCCGGTTTAGTTAAAGAAATATTATTGTCTCAATCAAGTGATGCACCTGTCAACAATTATTTTTTACCCAATCTTCTCCAGCACCCGCGACACGGTCACGGCCTGCCACACACCACGCTTGCTGGGCGTCAGCACCCCCATCTCGTTCAAACGCTTGGCCGCCTCGCGCAGCCCACCACCAGCCGCCACCGCCTCGCGCACCACGTCGGCCAACTCAGCAGCACGGGCAGCACCCGCGGCACGATTAGCCGCTGCCGCCTTCTCCACGCCAACCGACGTGCCAGCCGCACCACGCGACCCGCCGAGCTTCACCCCACGCTCCTTGGCCTGCACCAGTGCCGCCTTCGTGCGCTCGCTGATCCGGCGAGATTCAAACTCGGCCATCCCGGCCATCATGGTGAGCTGCATCCGACCGGCACTGGTGGTCAGGTCCATCTCCGGCAAGTCCCCAAACAGGATCGGCACGCCACTGTCGGCCAGCCCCAGCAGGAACTTGGCGTCCCTCGCCAGCCGGTCCAGCTTGGCCACCACCAAAGTCCCGCCCACGTTCTTGCAGAGCTGCATGGCCATCTTGAGCGCCTGACGGTCGCAGTTGGTCCCAGACTCCACCTCGGTGAACTCCTTGACCAAGCCCCACCCACGGGCCGCAGCCATCTGCCGCACCACGGACCGCTGGCTGTCCAAACCCAATCCCGAGCGACCCTGCTCCTCTGTGCTCACCCGGTAATACGCAACAACACGTGACATCGTTTTCTCCGTTTAAAAAAAATTTTTTTCGACAAGGGGATTGTCGGTGTGTTCGGGGATAGGTGTCAATGGGTGTGGGGTAATAAATTAAAAATTTTTTTTGGTGATGCAGGTGCATCAGTGCAATGAGTGAAAAATTTTTTTTAAGGGATTGAGGTATGTGGGATACCGCAGCAGCAGCCGCACCCGCCGCGGCGCCGACGGGGGGGGTCCAAGCGCCGGACGGGTTGGACGGCCACCGCGGGGCCGCTACAGCACACACAAGGGTCGTTGCGTGTGTTGTAACACCCCCCTGTCAGACGTCGATCACCACGCTTGTGCTGCGCTTGCGCAGGCTGTCCAGCGCCATGTCGCCAAGGTTCAGGTTGACCGTTGCCCCGGCCTTCTCGCCGTACACAGCAGGGTTCATCTTGCCAGCCAGCCACTTGCGTGCTTCGATACGCAGCTTGGCCACCTGCGCGGTCTGAGGCTCGGCCTCGTCGGCGATGGACAGCGTCTCGTCGGCCAGCGCGTCGGCCCCTGCCTCGCGTGCGCGTGAGTAGGTTGACGCCCGTTCCGCACTCTTTTCCAGCCATTTGTCGAACGCTCCGCTTGAGATACCCAAGAGTTCAAGCATCCGCTTCTTGGTCATCCCACGAGCCACCATCTCGAACACCGCCAGTTCTCCCCCCGCGGAGTGAACTGCCTTGTTGACCAATGTCATCTCGACCTTCTCGACCTGACCCGCCTCGGCCCGTTTGACGTGCTTCTGGACGTGAGCCTCAACGAACGCCTCGTCCTTGGTCATTGCTGTTGTGCTCATCCCAAATACTCCTCGATTAAGCGGTAGGCCTCATCAGCTCCGCGTGCAACCAAACACAAATAACCTTCGGCGTTGAGCCGACCGGCTATCTCCCTTTGGGCCGCACCGACGACCCCCGCATCTGTCTTCATCTCCACGAATAGCCCGTGGAACCCCCTAGAAGGCCGCAGGACGCACAAATCCGGCATACCCGCTAGTACCCCCTCACTTGCGAGTCTAACGCGCTCTGAGGCTGTTCTATCGCCTCCATTGGGTATCGCCGCGATGACCACCCCCGGATGGAACGCACGCACCCGCTGCACCACCCTCACCTGATCTTGGTGCTCTACATACTTTCGGCCTCTTTTTACTCCCACCATGCTGCACCACCTTCCCTGTCGCCGACCTTGGTGACCGGTGCGTCCATGATGTCAGCAAACAGGTGGCAGCGGTGGCGCGTGTCTTTGGGCATGGCTGGCAGCTCGGTTGCCTCGCACGTCCTTTGCATCCACTCGACCCGTGCCCACCCGTTGCGGATTTTGAC